ATCTTCATCATATGATTTATCTTCTTCTTTTTCATAAATAGTTGGAACAATGATAGTCGCAATTTTCTTTTTATTATTAGGGTCTTTCCTACAGGCTCTAAGGGCCGCCTGTGTTATCCTTACAGTAGATTCCATATTATCTGCGAAAAGTACTCCATCAAGACTAGGTACATCTACTCCTTCACCAATCTTGAAACAATTTATTAATATACCTTTATTAATCACATTGAATTTGTGAACTACTTCACTAGTCTTCATATTATCATTATTTGTCTTGAATATATTTTCATTCTCTATAAATGAGTTTTCTATTTTAGATCGGTTCATAATCATTATAATATCATATAGTTTTTCCATATCTTGTATCTTATTTACAAATATTAAAATCTTATTACAAGTCCCTTCAATTAAGGTCCTAAGAGCAATATATGCTGACAAATATAGATAACATGAATCTCTATTTAAATCTTCTCCAAGTATTTCTTCTAACTCTTGATATGTTACTCTTGGTACACTTAATCGATAGTCAGTTATAAAATTATTTTCAATACCCCATAATACCGATTTTCCATCAATTATTTCTCCAAAAATAGATACATCCATATTGTCTATCTTATTCTCATTTTCATCATCATCTATTTCTTTCATTGTAGCGGTGAGTCCTAATCTTTTATTTACATCAAGTTTTAGAATATCGGTATTCCTATGTCCTCCATCCACTGTTTCTGAATTACATAAATGATGAACTTCATCTAAAATACTAAAACTATAATTTATTTTTAATTCTAAAAGTTTATGCGCCGATCTATATGTTGTGATAACTATACCCATAGTATTTTTTTTAAACCATCTTTTGATTTCTTCTATATTAGTCGTACTTAAAACCCCATTTATAATTTCACTGGATACACATATGAAAGGATAATCATAGAATCTTTTTATTGAATCAATCCACTGTTCTGTAAGTGCTAGATTATTTATTCCTATTAATAAATAATTTTTAAAATATTTAGTAGAAATATTAATACTTGTTAATGTTTTCCCCAACCCACAGCACCAATTTAGAATACCTTTATCATGTGTATCAAACCAATTAATAATGTTTTTTGTTTCTTGATAATTTCTCATTTTTGGTTTTTTCTTTTTTCTTTCATCGATAACTTTTTTTATTTTCTCATTTTTTTCTTTTTTTTCTTTTTTAGTTTTTTCATAAACTGCTTTATATTCTTGTAATGCTCTTTCAATATCATTTGGATCGCTTATAATTTCATTATCAAATCCACCTTCATTTAAAGCATTTTTTATTTCATCGATTTCAAAACTCTTATTAAACCATTCTAAACCACCAGAATGATCTGTATTATGAATTGTAGAGTATTCATCAAAATAAGCATGTAAATATTCTTCTATTTCAGATTCTTTTTCTTCATTTTCACATTCTATCAAATATTGAAAATTAATACCATATTCGGAATAACTAGTATCTAAAGATGTTTTTCTATTTCTAAGGTATTTTGTTTTTCCAATTTTGGTATGTTTACCCTCTCCTTGGGATAAAGCCAACGCGAAATAAACAATTGGATGCATTAATATATCCATTATTCGTAAATATTTCTTTATATTTTAAAGAAAGAATCTTTCAAATTTTCTATTTAAAAAAGAAAATAGTATAATATGAAAGATGAATAGTGAATTAACATTACTAAGCAATACACAGTTTTATAAATATGTATTACAATACATCTATACACATTATACTGAACAAATAAAATCATTTGAATATATCACTGAGAGTAATGTACGGCCATACGAATATGTAAGGAGAAATGAAAGGGGGACAATTAAAGTTTGTAGTCCAAATGATACAAACTTTGATTTAGATTATAAAGATGAAATTATTAATTTTGATCTCAAAACATTAAGAAATGAAGCAACTAAAACATTACAAAAAATATTTGTTCCTGGACCAGGGTGTCAACCATCGTGTGAAGAAACTATCATAAAAAAAATAACACTCGAAGGGAAAGATAATGATTTATTAATTGATTTTGTTGATAAAGCAAAAAAATATTGTGAAGATCAAATTAAATTATCTCAAAAATCAAATAATAAATCAATCAAAATCCATATGTGGAGAAAAGACTATTGGAACCTACTATCTAAAAGTCCAAAAAGGCCAATTGAAACTCTTTATCTTAAAAAAGATCAAAAAGAACAGTTATTACAAGATGTTGAAGTTTTCTTTCATCAAGATACACGTGCTGATTACTTAGAACACGGTATACCCTATAAAAGCGTTTTTATGTTATATGGTCCGCCTGGAACAGGTAAGACAAGTACAATTAATACGATAGCTTCACATTTTGATTGTGATATTTTTGTGATTCCAATTTCAAAAGAATTAACAGATTATGGTATGATTGATGCTGTTTCTTATATGGATAATGAAACAGCTGAGGGTAAAAAAAGGATTATTGTTATAGAAGATATTGATTCTATTTTTACAGATAGAAAGAAGGGCGATGATGATAATGGAATTACTCTACAAGGTCTATTGAATTGTTTTGATGGATTTTCTTGTGTTGAAGGTACATTATTATTTATCACTGCAAATAAACCGGAAGTTATTGATAATGCTCTATTTCGTTCATGTCGTGTAGACCATAAATATGAATTAAATTATGCCGATGAATATCAAACTAAATGTATTTTTGAAAGAATGGCCCCTGAAGAAGATAAACCATATTTTAATAAATTTTACAAACTTATTAAGAATAAAGAATATACAACAGCTATGTTACAAGAATTTTTATTTTTTAATAGAAAAGAAAAGACTATTTTTGATTTAATTGATCAATTCCAAGAAATAATTGATAATAACAATGCAGATCATTTTCAAAAAAAAGAAAAAGACAAAGATAATATTTATTTATAAATTTGAATAAATTTATATAAGAATAATATATAAAATATAATAAAATGAATATTATTGATAAAGTTACAAACTCAAGAATAACACTAAAAAATATCCTATCTTCTGAATGGGATACTTCTTCTATGCCAGAATTATCAAATATTGAGATGGATAAAATTTATAATATTCCATCATCTAAAAATAAAAGTATTGCTCAATTTGGAGTAGCATCGGGTTGTAATTTCTCCCTTAAACATAAATATATAGAATCATATAAACTTCATATAATCTATTATAATTTCCCAGAAGTAGGTAAAACTAGCTCAAAAGTAACCAAATCTGTCTGTGATAAAATAAAAACATTATATACAAGTGAATTAATTTCTCCATTTGATAGCATTTTCGTAATTATTAATGATAATTTAACTGAATCACTTGAAAATAGTTTTGAAGCCCTAAATATAGTTTTACAAAATGAAATTGAAGAAATAGAAATGGATGATGAAATAATTAAACAAATGAAAGAAAATGATTTTCCCTTAGAGAAAAAACACTATAGGAATGTAACATTATTTGACATCAATAGTTTAACGAATAATTTACTTGAACATAGACTTGTACCAGAACATAAAGCAATTAGAAATAGAAAGGAAATAAATGAAATCTTAGATAAATGTAATTGTAGAGAAAATCAACTACCAATAATCCTTAAAAATGATAAAATAAGCAAATATCTAAGGCTTTCACAAGGAGATATATGCGAAATAACTAGAAAAAGTAAAAAAGCAGGGAAGTATCCATTTTATCGTATATGTAAATAATTTTAATAATATGGTTCATCCATAGATAATTTATCATAAACATCCATAGGTACATATTTAATTTCTACTTTATTATTACATTTTGGGGAGTTTTCATTAGCTATACCTATAGATATAAATAAAATACTTAAAATCATTAAAAATAAATTATATCTCATTTTTATATATATATATTAAATAATTTTTTATTCTGGTTTATAAATAATAGTACAGTTTCCAACTTTTAAACTATTCTTATATATTTGATAATTATAAACAATATATATTACTAGTATTATCAGTAATAATGTGAATAATTCATTCATATATATTTATAATTTATTTTTTTATTTTCTCTCTTTATTCGCTAACCATGGATCAGCGGATTCAAACGATGCTTTCACATCTTCATCAACTTTACTCTCTAAAATATTCTCTCCATCCTTAACGAGTTTCTCAACATCATCAACTACTTCTTTCACTTCTTCCTCTACTTTCTTAACATCGTCAACTACTTCCTCAATTACTCCTTTTACGTCTTCAGCAACTTTCTCAACATCATCAACCACATCCTCTACCTTTCCCTCTCCATCTAATATTTCTTTAACAGCATCAGGTGTTTCTTCAGGGACAGGGTCTTGACTATTTTTAAGTACTTTCTCTTCTTCCATTCTTTCTTTCTTTTTTCTAATAACTTCTTCCCTAGCAGCCTTAACCTTGTCTCTCTTTTCTTCTTCATAGAAAATATCACGGTCAATATTATTTTCTTTATATTTTTGCATCATTTCATTCAGCTGAGTATCTATATAATGTTCATCTTCTATCTTATCGGCACATGGATCCCATGGCAACCAGTAGCCAACCTGTCCTACGAAAACATGGAAATCAGAATCAATATTCTGAAGGGATTTTGCGCGTCTCTCAGCCTCTTCTTTAGTTGAATAAGTACCTCTTACTTTTAACCCTCTAACATTTGTCTGAAAATTGTTTTCTTTATCAAAATCTCTCTGGATTTCATCATTATATTTGTATGTAAAATCATCATAATCTTTCATAACTTTCTTTATATCCAAATCTTTATCTTTTGCATAAGATTGTAGGAACTTAGCTACCTTAAAAGATTCTTTTGATTGAATAATAGATTCAGGAGAAACAAATGACAAACATACAAAGTTTTGTCCGGGGATTGGTTCGTCTACTTCAAGGTAATCTACTTTATCTTCTTCTGTCATTTTATTTATTAATAAATAAATAATTTTTAAATATTAAACTAATATATTTCTATTATATATAATGTCTTCTTTTCAAATATTTTTAAAAGATGCAACCGGGGATACATATACAATCGATAATATAACTAGTGAAACTCCCATATATTATTTGAAGGAACAATTTTTAAAAAAGAAATTTTCAGGAAAAGGAGAATTACAGGGAATCCCGATTGAAAATATAAGAATGATTTTTAATGGGAAACAATTAATAAATGAAAAAAAAGTCAACGATTATAATATTAGAAAATATTCAACATTACACACCCTTTATAGATTCGAAAGCTTCAAAGATGTAGAACATCCAAAAGATTTTTTCGGTGATACCCTTAATGATTTTATTATTGATACAATAAATAATGACGAGTATCCAAATAAATCAGTGATAGTTATCGGTGGTTGTAAATTAGGGACAGGAAGAATTGGTAAAGAAGAATTAGTTGAAGAAGATACAGAATATTCAATGAAACATGATCTTTTTAAACAACAATTACCATTACCATTAATAATTGATAATTATAATAATGAGAAAGATATACATCTTTTTCTAATTGATCCTTCATTTAGAAACGGATCGAAAGGTGAGTTTGAACCTGATATTTATCCTATTTTACAGAATACTTGTGAAAAAATAGATTATGGACCTTTGAAAGTATATGTAGGATATGTAAAGGATATTCTAGAAGAAATACAATTAAATGGAAATATTTTAAGGTCATTAGAAGATAAAGAAATACTAATCAATATCTATGTTATACCGTATTCATATAGTGAAAATGATAAAAATATGTTAGCAGGATATCTAGATAGTAAAAATACTGAATATTCGATATATCTTAAAAATATACCCCATCAAAATTTGGAAAACGATAATTTTATTTCTAATTCACAAATAGTACAAAGACATAAAATATGGCATAATATGGGACAATTTGGTGGAGATTTACCTAAACAATACACTTCTAATCTTTCTAAGAAAGATAAAAAAAAACAAATTAAAGCCATTAAAAAAGCTTCAAAAGATTATCAAAAAGGAAAATACACATCTCGCCCTAAACTTAAAAGTTTTAAATCAAAAAAGAGTAATTGGACAAGTAAGTTTGAAAAAAAGTATGGTGATGATGTAAAAACATACAAAGAAATATCAAAAGTAACGGGGATACCAGTTGGAGCTTTAAAAGCTGTAGTTAAGAAAGGTATGGGTGCATATTATAGTTCTGGTTCAAGACCCAATCAAACAGCAGAATCTTGGGGGAAAGCAAGGATGTACTCCTATATTATGGGTGGACCTACTCGAAAAGTTGATCAAGAAATAACAAAAAATTTTAATGTTAAATTTTAATAGTATATATATATCTATATATAGATATATATATGTCATATTGTTGGAAATTGAGTAATGAAAATAGTCCTTTAAGTGGACCAACAGATACTGAATTAACAGATTGTGATAGTGTATGTAGTGGATCGCCTAATAGAGGTGGGGATATTTGTATGAACTATTACTTACCTGATGGAGATGGTGGTATAGGCGAAGAAATACAGTATAAATACCTTCTAGCGGCAAGATATAATCAAAATGTAACTGATGTTAATTTAAATAGTGGTAGTGGCGTGTGTAATGAAAGTGATGGTTGGTTAAAAGATACAAAAGGTAATCCTGAACAATTTAGGTCATATATGGAGGGGGGGCATCCAGCTGAAGCACATGACCATTTTCGTGTCAATGGTGCTGAAATAAGGGAATATCAAATAGATGATATACCTACAGACCATGATACAATTATTAATCCAGTAAAAAAATGCCTTATTTCTCCATCAATGGAAGAATTAAATCAAAGGGATCCTAGTTACCAATTACTTGATTGTGGAAACCTTTTTGATAGAACAAAATCTCGTGTATTATGTAAATGTAAAAAGACGATGGAAGATTCAGATGGTACAACAATCACTATTGAACAGAGTGTTTGTAATACATCTTGTGGTGTAATAAATAGTGATGGTACAAATAAGGGTGCGTGTAGTTCAGTAGAAGAAGAATATGATTTCGCACCTACTAGACCGATGTGTTCTCAATATATATGCCCCCCCTATCTTACTAATTTAACAACTCAAGAACCAGATTTTCCACAATTAGAATATAACCCTAATCTCCCTACTCCACCTCTAAGTACAGAAGAAGGATGGAGTTGTTCTGAAGATATAAATTGTGGTCACTGTTGTTGGGGTGATAGAGAATTCTGTGATGATTGGTTATGTGGAAGTGAATGGACCAATGGTCTTGTAGATAATCCGGAAACTGTATTAAAAGGTGATAATCCGGATTTGAATTGTTGTAAACCTATTACTTGGCAAGAATTACCAGATAATACTCTTAAATTAATGTGGGGTTCTGTTATAGAATTAATAGAAACTGATACTTGGAATGATTCAAGTTTGATAAGGTCAAATTCTGTAGTATATGTAACATTAATGGAAATGTATAAAAGAGGTATAATCCCTATAAAACCACCTAATAGTGGTGAAGATTTTAATGGAGACGAAGTAGGTAGTGGTGTCCCTATAGAAGAATATGCGAGAAGATGGTCTGAAAATCCAATGAGTAGAATAAACTATACTTTTGATCAAATTATGTTATATCGTCCCGATTTTGTTCCACCAGATATTCCTAGTTGTCCTGGACTCCCTCAGGTTACCGGCCTTGTAGGGGCTACATATAATGGTAATCTTTGTTATCAAGAGTGTATAACAAGAAATGGAGAAAAGTTTCGAGGAGCATGTGAAGTTGTACCCGATAAACCAACACTGATCAATATTAAAATATCTTGGGAGGATGCTGAAGAAAATATACATGAAAGACCTCTATGCTCACCGTGTGTTGACGGTAAAAAATGGGAGAGCACAGGATGGAATAGAGGTCAACTTGTAGATTGTAATGAAGAAGAAGAAGAAGGATTGAGGGTAACAAGAAATATTGATTGTGATGAAGATTGTGTTTCAGATATACGTAGAGGTGTAATTAATAGAGGTCAACCAAGTGAACATAACCTTTGGGCATGGACTGAGGCACCTGAACCAAACAGCGCCTCCATACAGCAAGCTGCGGCGAGAGATGACTCGAACTATGATGAAAGTTTGGATGGATGGACAAAATACTGTGTTGTTTCGGGTAATGATCTTT